CCCCGTGAACGGGTTCCCTCCATTGTTCCTGGCACGACGATTCAGAATGTCCTGAATCTCCTGAGCCACCTGATCAGGACTAGACACCAACCCAGCATTCACATTGATGACCGTCTGTCCAGAATTCTGTGGGAATGTACCGGTAAACGGATTGCCACGAACCGACGCAGGAACATCAGCAGAAACAGCCATCGGATTCGGAACACCAGCAGCAATCTTCGGATACAACTTTGCGATCTCAGCAGACTTCGCGTTGGCCTCATTCAAACGCTCCTGAGCTTCAGCCTCACGCTCCTTCGCATCAGCCAACGCATCAGTCGCAGACACCTGACGACTCTTCGCATCAGACAACGCATCAGAAAGACTCGTGTACAAAGCCGACCCCTCAATGGCACCATTCACAGCCTGATTCAACAAATCCTGTGACACAGTCAAATCATCAGTCGCCTTCACCTGCTCATCAACAGCATCAGCCGAAGACAACTTCGCTTCAGCCAAAGCAATCTCAGCCTCACGAATCGCCTGCGGAGTTGACTCAGGGTCTTTACGAACATCAGCAAGATTCTTCTCAGCATCCCGAACCGCGAACACCGACTGCTCGACACGATACCCAGCCCGCTCCAACCCACGTTGCGCCAACTCCAAATCCTTAGCAGCCTTCTTCGCCTGCGGAGAATCAGCACCATAACCCGCACGAGCCCGATCCAACGCATCCTGAGCAGCAGCCAAATTGGTGTTAGCCGCAGCCAAAGACTCACCAGCCTTCACACTGTCCTTCTGTGCAGCCGTCAACGACTTCTGTGCCGATGATGACGACTTCAACGCATCGGTGTACAACTTCAACTTCTCTGCCGCAGTCTTCAAAGTCTTGCTGGCCTTAGTCAACCCGCCGCCACCACCGCCATCGTCACCAGACAAATCCTCAATCGCACCGGTCAAACCTTGTTGCGCACGAATCGCTGAAGGGACACCTCGCACCGCATAGTTGTCAACCGCCTTAGCAAACCCATCAAACTGTGCAGACAACTTGTCAACATCAATAAACTCATCAAACGATTTGGCGAAAGTCTTGACCGCATCCAAAGGGCTTCCAGTCAAGAATTGGAAGTTAGCCTTCAGCACATAGAATGATCGAGCAGCCACATTGGCCGCCCCAGCAATTCCAAGTGTCAGTGCCTTGAACGCATTGATGATCTTCGGTGCCGCACTTCCAGACTCGTACACCAACTGTTGGAACCCTGCAATCAAACCCTTCTCACCAATCACCGTAGTAATTCTCTGTACGGCTGGGGCAACATTGTTGACAAGGAACGTGGCGAACTTGTCAAGATAAGGAAGTAACGCTGCACCTATCGTTTCGATGATCTCACCGAACTGGCCTTGAATGATCTTGAGTTTGCCACCGAAAGTATTTGCAGCCGCATCAGCAGCACCACCAAACTGACCTTCCAACAACTCCAACACTTTGCCGAAGTCCTTTGACTTCTTTGTTGAATCATCAAGCGGAATACCAAGTCGAGACAACGCAGTGAACTGACCTTGGCTTGCCTTAGCCAATGCCAAAGTGACCGAACCCAAGTCTCGACCTGTTGCCGCAGAAATATCTTGAGCAGTGTTCAACAAATCTTGTGACTTGGTCAGATCACCAGTTGCGCGAACCAAAGTGCTAAGCGAGTCACGCAACTCCACATCACTTGTGCCGGTGCGTAACTGGGTCACCGAAATGTATCGTTCAGCCGAAGTGGTCAACTCCTCATTCGCACCGAACGTCTTCTCCAACTGTCGTTGCAACAATGCTTGGGACTTCTCATCTTCGATCGCAGCCTTCGCCGCAATAGTCAATCCAGCAGCAACAGCACCAAACGCAGCAGTCGCCGCCAAACCGATATTGCTGAAACCTGGGATCAGGCCGCCTGTTGCCTTGTTGATTCCTTTGAGTCCAGAACTCAGCTTGTCAAAGCCACGCGTTGCGTTATCGGTATCCGATAGAAACTTGACAACAAACGTGCGCTCACCAGCCATGCGCCGATTCTACTCTGATGCCTCCAACTGCTGACGCAAAGCACGAAACTCTGTCAACATTGCATCAATCAAATCGTTGTCTTCCAAGCCATCCCAACAGGACAAATCAACAGGCTCATTCCACCAAGCCTCAGACAACAACACCGACTCATGGCGACGCGCACGAGGCTGACGAACCTGCCGAGACTTGACGGGCTTTGGTTGCTCAACAAAATCCCAACTGAAATCGGTATCCAACAACGCACCACGACCCTCATGAAACTCAAAGGTCTGATCTGGTGCGTGTTGTGGAAGATAGAACAACCGTGCAGGGTCTTTCGTCTGTGGGTCACCAACAAGATTCAATCGTTGATGCAAGCCCTCCCAAACTGCCCGCCATAAACCAGCAGGCACACGCTCAGCCAAAGGCAACACCAAGTGATAGTGAGGATCATCATCACGATGCGAATAGGTCGAATACGCAAACCACTCCAACCCATCAAGCCTTGCCTCACGGAACGACTCACCGTCCATGTCCACAACCAACGCCTCAATGAATCGCACATTGCGGTTGCCGCGAGTGGTATCGGGGTAATACTCAACAGGAGACCACAAAGCCCCGTCAGTCTTGGAAGCATTCTCCTCGTGGTATGACAGCAGCTCACGCAACTGATCCCACGACGAAGCCAAAGGCTTCGGCTCAATCGCCTTCACATTGCTGAACAGAACTGCCATGACTACCTCCCTATCTGTCAGGGTAGTGGAAACTCAGCCAAAGTCAACTCTTTCGCAAACCGTCGAGCACCTTCTCAATAGCATCCAGGTATTCCTTGGCAATGGCGGTCTTCTCTTTCCTGACCGTAGGCCAGAAGAAATACCCTGCCTTGCCTCGATGCCTCAAGAACTGCTGGGTGTTCTTATTCCTGGCACCACCAAACTCGGCACCAAAGAACACGTCACCCCTAGTCACCTTCCGTTTGCGTTTACGGTTCGGACGAGACTGTGAAACAAACCCAGACTTCTCAGACAATTTGATTGTCGGTATCCGGTCACGCCTAGCCCGCATACCCTTCATGACCTCAGTGGCCTGACGGCTACGAGTGATAGACCCAGCCTCAATCCGTGCCTTCACAACAAGATTCTCTGCCACCTGCTGCGCAGCGATTCTCATTCTGTTATTGAACTCTGGCTTCTGCTGTGAAGCTTTACGCAAGAACGCACCCAAGCCCTCAATGACTACCGGATCATTTGTTGTCCGTGATGGTGCGATAGAAACTGCACCTGCTCGACCGAGGGCTGCACCAAGAAACGACATGCACCCACACTACTTCCCTAGATTGATTGCCCTCCAACGAAGATAAGCAAACATCGTAAACAACATGCGTGGCGATTCTGCCAGCAACACCGAAGGCGCAATCCCTGTCTCACAAGACAGGAACGCAATCATCCAATGGGCTGACTGATCTCCAAAGGGACGATCACGCCATCATTGGCATCTCCCAAAGACAACGACTCAATCTCGTCACACCATGATTCAAAGTCAAGGCCAGTCTTCTTCAAACGATGCTCAGCATGCCAACCCAAATATGCAAGGTCAGTCAACGTGAGTTCGGTTTCAAACTTGGCAACACTTCGATTGAACTTGCCCTCAAACGCAATGAAGTCTGGGAACGCAGCAACAATGTTTCGTGACTTGCCGTCAAGCGCACTAGTCAATTCCAGTGCAATCTTCATATATACCTCCGCAGGTAAGGGTTGTTATGTTGAAACTACGCGCCGGTACCAGTCTTGGTGATTGCACCGTTGATTGGGTAAGTGATGCTCACTGTTGCGAGGTCACCGACAGCACCGTTGATTGGAGTCCATGACACAGGCAAAGCCGAGAATGCGTACTGTGGGTTAGCAGACGAAGCAGCAGCAGTTCCGTTTGGCTTGATCGTCATTGGCACAGCAGTACCAGCAACGAACGCATCGTAGAACAATTTCTCAATCGTTGGGTAGTCCTGATGCAACTCAAGTGTGACCGAGTTGTCAATCAAACCTTGGATTCTTGTGACAGCTGAAGAACCCATTGCTGTAGTCGCAACTTCCGCAGCAGTCGTGGACAAAGTTACTGATCCTACATACTGGGAAATATCGGTGTTAGCAGTACCGAAGGTGACTACTACGTTGGTGAGAACTTGCTTTGCCATTTGACGCTCCTGCCTTATCGGCTATCGAGTTGAACTACTTCTGCTCGGCTGAGCCGATGCGATAACTCTACACGCACCAACCGCAAGCGGGCAACCGTTACTGATAGACGATGACACGGAAGTCCACCATCAGATAGGTGGTGTCATTGCCTTCCATTGTCGAGATGTTTGAAGCCGATTCGACCAATAGGTTCGCAACCGCACCACCCAACGTGCGATCCCCTTCCAAAGCGGCACGAATAGAAGTCGCACCCTCATAGGACAGGAACCCATCCAATGCAGCCTGAGCAGACCGCTCAGCTGACCGACCCACCACAACCGACACCGTGAAGACTGATGTGATCAACCCGCCACGCATCGCACCGTTATAGGTGATTGTGTCCAGCATCGGCCAAGCGAACGGGGTGTTCAGATTGTCAGGCTGATAGGCGTAAGACCTCAGCCCGCTGATGGTTGCCAGGCGTACCTGCAACCCCTGTTTGATCTGGGTGACGGTTGTTGCTTCGTTCATGCGAACATTCGCAGCCGTCGATACGGTTCGACAAGTTGTGCCATGTCCGGATCAAGGAAACGAGAAACACGAATGGCACCCAAGTCACCGAAACCTGCAACACCAAGCGGTGAGTCATA